AAACGCGGGTGAATGGTTCAAAGGCGTTGAGCTGCAGATGAAGTTGCATGGTTTGGATCAGCGCAAGACCGAGGTCAACGTGAACATCAACAACATCAACGCACGTTCACAGCTTGAAGCGTTGGATGATGACCAGATTATGAAGCTGGCAGGCGTTTCGTTTGCTGATCTGCTTCCGGAAGCGATTGATAGTGAGGTGATTGATGGCGAGGGGTAAGGTTCAGCAGGAATTCTGCCCCCTTTGTGAGCACAATCACCCGGTTGCACTGTTCCGCGAGGTCGCAGGCGTCGGCAAAATCTGTATTTTTTGCGCTGAGAAGCACGAGCGCGAGGTTGAGAAGCGCCAGGTCGAGAAAACCAAGCACGACGACCGGTTTAAGCTGGCTATGGCTGAGTCGGCAGCGTTGGATCGCATCCGTGAGCAGCGAGAGGCGGAGGATCGGCGTAAACGGGAGCGCCGGATACGTAAAGAACGCGCTTTAAAGAAGGCCCAGAAGCAGGAAATCAGCGCTGAAGACACCTCTGCCATTGCCCAGGAGGAGTTGGCACGCCGTGAACTGGCCCGTCGTCACTTGCTTCCGTTCGTGGAGCGGTTTAACGACCGGTACGAAGCGGGGTGGGTGCATAAAGACATCTGCGCGCGGCTTGAGAAGTTCTCACTGGACGTGGCTGAGCGTAAATCGCCCCGGTTGATGCTTTACCTACCGCCCCGGCATGGGAAAAGTGAGATTGTGTCACGTAACTTCCCGGCCTGGCACCTTGGCAAGTATCCGGAGCACGAGTTTATCGCTTGTTCGTACGCATCGGATTTGGCCCTCGGCTTCAGTCGCAAGGTGCGTGAGATTATCCGCTCGCCGGAGTACGCGCAGCTGTTTCCAGACACTGAGTTAGCCAGGGACAGCCAGCGTGCAGACCAGTGGAATACGACGGCGGCTGGCGGTTACGCAGCAGCCGGGGTAGGCGGGCCAATTACTGGTAAAGGGTCACATATTTTGATAATTGACGACCCTGTGAAGAACCGTGAGGAGGCGGATTCGGAGTCAATTCGCCAGTCTATCTGGGACTGGTATACCTCTACCGCATACACACGTCTTGCGCCTGGCGGTGGTGTTCTTGTTGTCCAGACCCGCTGGCATGATGACGACCTCTCAGGCCGCTTGCTCATGCAGATGGCCAAAGGGGAGGGTGATGACTGGGAGGTCGTTGAGTATCCGGCGATTGCGATCGAGGACGAACGCTACCGCCGCAAAGGTGAAGCGCTGCATCCGGCGCGTTACCCGCTCGATGCCCTGCAGCGTATTAAACGTGCGATCGGTGACCGTGACTGGTCAGCGCTCTACCAGCAGAAGCCGGTGGCGGACGACGGTGACTTCTTCACGCGTGATATGTTCCCGCGGTACCGCATGGCGGAGCAGCCTGCGTATGACGATATGTCGTACTACACCGCGTGGGACTTAGCTATTGGTCAGTCGGAACAGAACGATGAGACCTTTGGCATCACGGTTGGGGTGGACCGCAACAAGCGCATCTGGGTGGTTGACGTGCGGCACGGGCGCTGGGACTCCGAGGGTATCGTTAACCAGATTCTGGACACCTACGCGGTGTGGCGCTCGGACATCACGGGCATTGAGCGTGGGCACATTGAGATGGCCATCGGCCCGTACCTGGAGCAGGAGATTCAGCGTAAAGGGCTGAAGACCATGTACATCCAGCAGCTCAAACCAGGGCGACGCGATAAGCAGAGTCGCGCGCGGTCTATCCAGGCGCTGATGAAACGCAACGAGGTGATGTTCCGCAGCGGGTGTGAGGCGACACAGTACCTGATCGACCAGATGCTGCGTTTCCCTAGCGGTGTACACGATGATGGCGTGGATGCGATTGCATATATTGGTCTGCTCGTGGGCGAGATGACCAGCGTCAGTATGCCCAAGCCCAAGAAACGTAACAGTTGGCGGCAGCGCTTGATGCAGAGCGCGCTGGGCCGAAGAGGCAGCAGCTCCCATATGGGGGCATGATGGGTGGGGGCAGACGAGGGAGCGTTCGAGCAGGGGTGAAAGGCCCCGCACTCATTAAGCACTTTGCCTCTTGCTGTCAAGTGCTATAGAATAGCAGCATTGCTACTATTTCAGGCAGAGCGGGTCAAATGGCGCAGACAGAAACCGATAAGGCACGGGTCCAATACTTGCAGTTCAAGCGGGCGTTTGATCACGGCCATGACGAGTTCATCCGTAAGGCTGACCGGTTCGACGCGTTCTACGCTGGGGAGCAGTGGGCGGAGGAAGACCTCCAACGCCTACACGAGACCCGCCGCCCGGCTCTGACCCTCAACATGATCCTCCCAACGATCAACACTGTGATGGGCGAGCAGTCCACTACCCGTGTTGATATTAGCTTCAAGCCCCGTGGTAATGGCGACCAGGAGACAGCGGACACGCTGGCCAAGGTCGCGCTGCAGGTGCAGGACCAAAACAAGTTCGACTGGGTCGAAAGCGAGGTGTTCCAGGATGGCCTGATCACGGGCCGCGGGTACTTCGACATCCGGCTCGACTTTGAGGACGACATCCGCGGGGAGATTCGCATCAAGTCACGTGATCCACGTGAAGTGGTACTGGACCCAGAGGCCAAGGAGTATGACCCCCGGACGTGGAAACGCGTGTTCACCCAGCAGTGGGTGACGCTGGAAGACATTGAGCGCATGTATGGTAAAGAGAAGCGCGACAAGCTGGAGTTTGTCGGGTTGAACAACAGCCACTATGGTCGTGACTCCATGGTCGTTGACACGCGTAAGAATACCTTCGGTGAGCTGGATGGCACAGCCCACGGCTATTACGACGCGGTGGATGATGATGATAATGCTCGCTCTATACGATCCATTCGGCTCATCGAGCAGCAGCACAAGCAGCTGGCTAAGCAGAAGTTCTTCATTGATTATCGCACTGGTGATATGTCTCCGATTCCTGAGTCGTGGGAAGACGATAAGATAATGGCCGTGCAGCAGCAGTTTGGGCTGGGCATCATGGAGCGGTTTGCTGAGCGCATTCGCTGGACGGTCACGGCTGATTGCGTTGAGCTGTATGACGACTGGTCGATCTACGACGACTTCACGATCGTCCCGTACTTCCCATACTTCCGCCGTGGTAAGCCGTTTGGCATGGTGGAGAACCTGATCTCTGCGCAGGAGCAGCTGAACAAGGTCAGCTCACAGGAGCTGCACGTTGTGAACACCACAGCTAACAGCGGCTGGACAGTTGAGGATGGTACGCTGGTTAATATGGATGAGCACGAGCTGGCACAGCGCGGCGCTGAGACGGGCCTGGTGTTGGTTCATGCTCGTGGCTCTAATCCTCCGCAGAAGATTCAACCAAACCAGATTCCCTCTGGCCTTGACCGGATTGGGCAGAAGGCGGCGATCAACCTGCGTTCTATTTCCGGGGTCAACGACGGCATGCTGGGTGATACCAGCGCCGAAATATCTGGCATTGCCCTCAAGCAGAAGCAGGCGCGCGGCCAGATTCAGATTCAGGTGCCGCTGGACAATCTGGCCAAGACCCGCCATCTGGTGGCTGAACGTATGCTGCGTATGATCCAGAAGTTCTACACCGAGGAGCGCGTGCTGCGCATCGTCAACGACATGCTGCCCGGCCAGATGGCCGAGGAGCAGGTGCTGACGGTCAACCAGATGCTGCCGGATGGCCGCATCCTGAACGACCTGACCATCGGCACCTACGACGTGGTCGTCAGCACGATCCCGAACCGCGATAGCTTCGACGAGAGTCAGTTCGCCGAGGCCATCCAGCTGCGTGAGCTGGGTGTCATGATTCCGGACCACGTGATCGTTGAGTACAGCCACCTGGCGCGTAAGCAGGAGCTGGCTGAGTTGCTGAAAGGTATGAATGGCTTTAACGAGCCGACCGAAGAAGAGCAGCAGCTGATGCAGATGCAGCAGGAGATGCAGCTCAAAGCGGCGCAGCTGGAGCTTGGTAAGCTGGAAGGCGAGGTTATGGAGCTTCAGGCCCGCGCCCAGTTGCAGGCGGCGAAGGCTGAGAGCCTTGGTGCCGAGGAGCAGGCTCGTATGGATGAGCTGGAGGCGAAGATCGCCATGAAGCGTGAAGAGCTCCAGACCCGAATTCAGTTGGCGATGCTGACTGCCCAGAGCCGCAAGCAGGATGTCGGTTCACGCATGCTGATGGAACACGCACGTCTGACAACGCAGCGTGAGATTTCTGCGCGTCAGGCGAAGGACAAAACTCCCCCTAAACGAAATGGTGATAAGTAATGGCAGCTACTCCCTTCCCTGAAGACATGCACAAGAGTCTGATGCCTGGTT